GCAGCGACCCAACGGGCTACTGAGCCACGCCAGTCGTCGTTACGGACAAGCCGGTTGAGTCGCTGACTGAATGTCCATTCGCCGGATATTTTCGGCATTGTTAGTGTGTATCCAAGCCACTCACGTTGAACCCATGCCAACTCCATTTTCGGGAAGTCCCAAAGCAGGACAGCAAAGACGGAGAAGTTGAGCAGGACATCGAGTATCAATGCTATGACAATCAGCGGGAAGGCAAGTATCCACGCCGTCAATGTTGTTAGCTTCTGCTCTTTCGCCCGTAGCATCGCCATCGTGAAAACATAGAGAGGCCACAGTGCATAAACGCATAGCAGAAAGATGATGGACTCAAACACGTTGCGCTCGAAGTGAAGCTATCTGAGCATCAAAATCATAGAACCTCTTGTAGCCGGGGCTGAACGCCGAGTCGTTCTCATCAAGCAACTGAGCTTCAGTAATTCCCTGCGCAGCAGCAGCTTGGAGCGTCACCATCCGATGCATGTCGCGTGTGATACGCGGTAGCAGTTGCTGACGTTCTAACGCATCGATCTGATCATTCAGCTTGGTGTTTGTTTCGGTCTTAATTTCTTCGGGCGTTTTATCGACGTAGATGAACGATTCAGTAACAACGCCATCACTAACTGAAAAGGTAGTCCCTTGTGCCTTTTGAGTTGGGCTTGCTTCGTTACGTGCCGGTATAAATTCATAGAACCCCAAGTCCTTATCAACTTTTGCAGGCCGCAGGAACCCATCCTCAGTGCGGATGTACGGCTCATTCGTTGTATGCAGAAACTGCCCATTTTTTACTATTGCGATTGTCATGTTTTATCTCCCTGTTGCGTATTTGAGTGGGGCTTCTGCGAAATCGACATACACCATCGTTTCGCCAGAGGTATTGACGCCAAGTGCTCCGGCTACGCGTAACTTGAAGCCGTTGGAGTTCATGTCGTAGTAAGCCTCCGTCCCTGCGGTTGCTTCGGATACGTTGTTATTGTTGTTGAGAACTTTGCTCACCACGTTGTAGGTATCTCTAGCGGTATCTACTGTTCTCCAAACACTAGCTGCGGATATGTTCTTCTGAATCCTTGCTCTGGCCTTAAGACCATCGTAGGCAAAGGTTCCATCTGTGCTTGAGTTACCCGCCCACTTACGCACCGCAGAGAATCCATCAACTTCTGTGATTACCAGATAGTCATAGGTTCCAGTTGTCGTTCCCGTATCGATCTTGAACGAGTTGGATGTGACCGTTTTGATCGTAGCGAGTGTGGCTTCCGCGCCGTTCGTGCAAAGATCAATCAGTTTTCCGGCAGTCAGATCAGCGTGATAAACAGGAACTGTCGTACCTGCCCCGGAACGCAGGAACAGGAAGATCATCTGCCGTGCCGAGATGCCAATGTTATGTGTGACAGTGGTATCTGCCCCACTGGTATGGCTCACTGACCCTGCGGCTGTACCATAGGTTGAACCAATCCTGAGTGAGTAGCCAATCCAATTATCTGAACCAGACATGACACGAACAGCTTGCCTTACGCAGCTCGAAGCAGCAACCGCGTATTCATTAGTTGCATCATGGCTAAACGTCCATACCCATGACTCTGCTGTAGTTCTGTTCTTTAGAACCTGAACGTAAGCAGGCCAGCCTGAAACATCAGCCGCCACTTGAGAATAGATGCTGGATTCCGCCGTAGCTGATGCGACGAACCCGGTGGTGGATTTAATAACTGCGGGTGTCGGGAGGTTGGCGGTGCAGAGTGCTAAGTAGCTTGATGGTACAGAACCTGCAAAAGTCTTGGAACCTGAATTGAGAGTAGCTATAGCCGAAGCTGCTGTACTCACATATTGAAAATATGGCGTAGCAGTTAAACCTGTTGCAAGACTTGTCCATGAACCTGCATCTGTGATGTTGATGTAATCAAAAGTTCCGGCACTGGCATCAAAGCGCAATCCGTAAGTCTTGCCCGCTGCTACTGAGGTTGTTGTGGTTGCGGCAGTTCCATACATACCAACACTTGTTGCTGCTGTGGTACTGGTAACTTCCCAATACGACTTCATCGTGCCTGACATCCCTATAGAACCAATCGCAATAGTGCTTGCATTGGTCTTGGTGTTACCGACAGTCAGCGTTGCTGTTGTTACTGTTGAGAGCTTGTTGAATACCGCATAATTATTCGTCGGTGTGTCGGTGTATTGGTTCGCACTGGATATTCCACCGTTTAGCGTCCAGTTATTACCGTTGCCTGAACTGTCAGTACCTAATGCAGCGGAGTTGCTGAAGTTCAGTTTGAACCCATTGTTACCGTAGGTTCCTGTGTAATCCTTATTGACCCACTGCCCTGTGTCTGCGGAGGTGCGACCGAAATTACTAGTAGCTAACGCTTGACCATCAACGAATATAGTATTTGAATCATACCAATCGCCGTAATTTCCAATACCTATTGTTGATGATCTCGACCCTATGGCATGAGCAACAGCGCTGTTTATATAAGTGTCTGCTGATGTTATTGCAGCAATAGTCGTCCATGTAACAGTAAATCCGTTTGGTGCAGAACCACTATTTATCTTAACTGTTACTGTTGTCCCACTTTTGGTCAGAGTAATCTGAAAATGAGCACCAACATCACGAAAAACTTCATTTGATTGTAATGCCCCAACTTCAGCATTTGCCACAACAACACGATAAACTATCTTATTACCTGTATCGAAATAACACTCAGTGTAGTTATTCGCATCAACCCCTGCACTGATGATTGTTTGCTGTGTTCCCAACTTTCCACGCTTGATCCAGCGTGATAATGTCCATACAGTGTTACTCGTAGGAGTACCGGCAGTCCTACTCAAATACTGACTACTCGCAGAGTCCAGCATCAAGCTGTTAGCAATGTTGTCGCCTATGTCGACTCCACTAGATGCGTTTGTACCCATTCCCGCAACTGTTTGCAGAACGCTCATACCAACGCTCCAGAGGCTGATACATACGCATTCGTACCGTCATCAACATACCCAAGTAGGTACGTTCCAGCGGTGCTGATAGCAGTCAATGTAGCCGTAGCGATTTTTGTGGTTGCTGCGGCTGTTACTGCATGCCCTCCGGTATTCACGAGGATGATGTTCCCCGCTTGACCTGATGTGTGGTTGGTGAAGGTCAGAGCGAATGCTCCGGTTGGGGTGCATTTGAAATTGTTGGTTATGTTCTGATCAAACGAACCATCGTTGTCAGTTGTCAGTGTTCCCCTTTGTGGTGCGGTGAATGTTTCGGCTACTGCAAGACCTGCGAGTGTTGTGCTAGCAGCAACAGGCATGGTTATTGTTATATCCGCCGTCGGCTCGCCAGCAACCAGAGTTGTCTCAAACGCATCAGCAGTCGTCCCTTCGAACACTACACCCTTACCCGCACCAGTGAGGATTAAATCACCTGTAACACTCTGATCCCCTGTGAATGTATTTGCTGCGTCTGTACGAGCCAAAGTAGCAGATGTCGTTGGGAATGTCATCACTGTTGAATCAGTACCGGACAGTGTAATCGTGTTAGTCGCAGCAAGAGTCTTACCATCACTGATGGTTAGAGTAGCCCCTGTAGCCGGTGCAGTGATTGCCACTTTATTAACAGAGGTTGCAGCAGCTACACCCAACACTGGAGTTACTAAGGTAGGTGATGTGGCGAATACAGCAGACCCACTACCTGTCTCATCTGTCAGAGCACCTGCTAACTGTGCCGAGGTAAAACTACCCAGTACAGCCGCATTACCAACTGACGTAATATGTCCTGTCAAGTTGGCATTAGTCGTAACCGTACCTGCTGTAAGTCCAGCGGCAGTACCTGTACAATTAGTCAGAACTCCACTGGTGGGAGTACCAAGGATTGGTGTAACAAGCGTTGGCGATGTGGCGAACACTAGAGCGCCGCTACCTGTTTCATCGGACATGACACCGGCTAACTGTGCAGATGTTGTCGCAGCAAACTGACTCAATGGGTTAGCGGTAAGAGCGTCACCACCACCAGCAGGGGTTGCCCATTCAAGTGCGGTAGCTCCCGCATTTACTCTCAGTGCCTGAAGTGCTGTACCTTTTGGCAATCTGACGTTATTAGTACCATTGTGGTAAGTAATGTCGCCTTGTGTGCTGTTTGGTGACAACGCATCGTATGCAGCAGTCTTGGTAGTCTGACTCGTTCCACCTGATGCAATCGCCAGAGTAGCTGATAACCCTGCTGCTGTACCAGAGGTGTTCTGATTCAGTGTGGGGAATGTACAGTTGGTCAATGTACCACTTGAAGGCGTACCTAATGCACCACCATTCACTACAGGAGCACCCGCACTACCCACATTGACAGCAAGTGCTGTCGCAACACCTGTACCCGGAGTCACACCAGCCCACGTTGTTAGGTCAGCATCGTATGCTTGAACTGTTGTACCAATCGCTGATGCTACCAGTGCTGTACCTACAACCCCTGCTGCTGGAAGTCCTGTACAGTTGGTCAGTGTTCCGCTAGTAGGTGTTCCAAGGATCGGTGTAACGAGTGTAGGTGATGTAGCAAATACCAGTGACCCTGAACCTGTCTCGTTAGAGATTACTCCTGCGAGTTGAGCAGAGGTCGTTGCTGCAAATTGTGAGAGTGGGTTAGCTGTTAGAGCATCACCACCTGCACTGGTCTTGACTGCACCAGATGAGGAGAGAACTGCCCATCCTTGACCATGTACATAAGTGAGTTGATCACCCACTGCAAGTAATGCTTTGAATAAAATGTAGAGAGTGGCATTATCATTGTATCGAACAGTGACCGTTGCAGCAGCCGTATCGATATTTACGATGTTGATTGTGTCAATATCGCGTACTGTAGATGCACCGGGAGCAGCACAAATATCAACTGCAGCAGCACTATTCGTATTGGTGACGGTCGTTCCACCTGTGTATGTGGTGGATGTCTTATCAGACCAACAGACCGTTATTGGCAACTGATCGGTAGTGATTGCCCCAGATAGGAACGCTTGGAGTTTTCTAGTGGTTGTGTCTAAACGTATCATTTGATTATCCTTGTGCAGCAGCAAACGCGAAGATGTCTGCTGATGGTGTTCCACCACCTCCACCACCTAATGCGGCTATTGCTTGAGCAACCCTTAATGGTGACATACTTCTAAGATTAGCCTCTGTACCTGCTTCCATCTCTGCCTGTGATGCAGATACAGTTGGAATATCAGCATCATACGCTTGTACAGTCACTCCAATATTGCCGGATAACAGTAAAGTACCACTAGCGTCAGGTACTGTCAATACAGACGTACTACCACCCGTTATAGATGACAATTGGAACTGCATCGCTTTGGTGGGAGTCACGTTATCAACGAACGTGGTTGCCGAATCGGTCAGTGTCGCTGTGACTCCAACAATTGCACCACCTGTCACTGAGACAGAGGATGAATCCTGTACCGCGATACTGCCTAAACCTAACGCAGTTCTCGCAGCAGATGCGGTAGATGCTCCTGTACCACCGTTAATGATGGGTACTGTTCCTGTCAGTGTGTGATCCGCGTTCCAGTTGGATGGTTGGATCAATGATGCATCCGTACCGTCCGGTTTAGCACTGACAAATGGGTGAGTTATTAGAATAGTCATATTAGTTTGCCATCACAATTATTGAGAATGACCCATCACACTTATTAGCGGCTGGGGCGTTGCCCGGAATAGCGGATAGTTTAACAACACCGTTTGCAGGAATCTCTCGATATTCAAGATGACCACTGGTGTTTTGACCACTTGCTAGAAACACTCTGTCCAAAAAATGATAAGCGTCACTTATTAACCCATCATCTGAGAATACATTTGCTCTAATGCGTGTGTCCATTGTAGTACCAATCGCAGCTACATCCCAGTGTATTAAATGACCATGACAATCCGAGGGTACTTTGTATCTCCCTGACAAACTCCGATTACCACCGGCAGCAATTCGCTCAAACGTGGTGGCAACAGTTGCTGCGCCATTGGTGCTACTGATTGTCAAGTTACCTACAGCCACCTCGCTTGTGCCTACGCTGGCCACCTCCATCCATTGTATGAATGTTGCGTCAGCCATGATTGATACGGGTGTTGTCCCGTTCAGAGTGTAGGTAGCGACCGTTTCTATACCTGTGTCGTTAAGATATACAACACGAACAGTCCTTGCACCTACACCAGCAGAGGTGTCAGAGGCACTGGTACTCACAAGGTACAATTGCTGACTCGATGGTGTGTTCATCGTTGCCCGAGTTGTGTCAAGATATTCGCATAGGTCACCAATTACAGAAGTGCTAGACCACCCTTGCGATCTACCTCCCATAATGTGATACAACTTAGCGGTGACTCCATTTAAGGTCCCGTGATGTTGAACCACATACTCTGGAGGTAAGGCGTGAATCTCAGCATGAGGGGCAACCCTGACAACTACCCCCAGATCGGTGTTCGTATCGGCAGGATTTGTCGTACTTGTTGGTGACGGTATGAAACTCATACAATGATCCATTCTGTTGAAGATATACATCGAAACGTCAGCGATGTCGATCTGATGGTGACACTTACACTGGTGTCTGGCCCAATTGGTGTCATTATTGTATCAGACGCATTAGTTGTTATTGTCATATCACCATCGACACGCAAGTGTACTGTCCATTCTCTACCAACTCTAGCAACTGTTGCATCTGGTAGAGTGATCGTCTTACCTGTGACTGTAACCAGACAAGTAGCAGAGTCATCGTCAAGGGTGGTGTCAATCGCTGTTGATAGGACAGTTCTTCTGCGAGCGAACTCATTGAAGTCTGACGCATTGACATGGTAATACTCAGTAACACCTTGCTGGAATGCAGTAGTCTCGAACGCAGTAGGTTCAAATACACCTGTTGCAATACCACCTGAAATACCAAGAGTATTATTGTGCTGAATCGTTCCAGATGTACCGGGGTCACGCCAGATGCCTTCAGCAGATAGATACTTGGCTCGTGCTCCATCTCCCGCAGCAGGAGCAGGTACAGCACCGATTGTTCCACCTGCACCACTATCTCCGATGAATGCGACTGGTGACAATGTTAATGAGCCACCAGCACCTCCATCAGTGAGAGATAATCCAGAGGTAACAGCAAGTGCTCGTTCGCCTGTCAGTGAGTCGTTTGAGTGATCTACGGTGATGTATGGGGCAGATAAAAGGTCTGTTCGCTCAGTTGAGGTTAGATGGTAATAGTTTGTGCTGTTCAGGTTATCCTGTAGAGCATGGTCATGCTTGTGAAGTGTCGTAGCACCTGCGTCAGTGAGGTCTGTCCAGTTGGTTCCAGTGAAGTTCGCAGAGTCTCTGTCGGTCGAGTGGTAATGAAGTACAGAGTCACCCGCATCCGTTAAGTCAGTGTATTCAACTGATGTCAGGTGACGATAATTACCCGTGTTGAAGTTCTGCAGATCGTCATGGTTCCGAGTCTCGATGTCTGTCAGGTTCGAGCCAGTAGTATCGAGTTGTGTCCAGTCTATCTGACCATCATCCTCTACCCTCTTCCACAATAGGTAAAGCCAACGATCTTGATTCAGATCGTCGCTTGGTGGTGGAGGAGCTAGAGGAAGTTGGCTCATTCTCTTACAGGGTTGGCGACATTACCCATGACAGCGCCACGTAACTCTGGATTCTTCATTCTCTCGAATAAATAATTCATCGTTGCGTTTCTCTCTGTTGGTGGAACAGCCTGAAGCAGTTTTGAAAGATCATTTGGATTGAGCATTGCAGCATCCAATACTGATTGAGCCTTGGTGTCCATCACCTTACCACCGAGAGATGCTGCTTTCCTCAATGATGTCACAACCATATTAAACACTGGTGGAGTAACACCTTCCATTGAATCGAAAACACCCTGCATCCGTGGAAGAGATGACTGTGGAGCACTGAGTCGAGCATAATCTGCCTCACGTTGGATACTCTTCTCCAATGGTTGTATCAGGTTTCGCATTTGATCTTGATCATAAACCTGACGTAGATCGCTGAATCTAGGACCACCTGCTTTCTTTATAGTACCTGGAGCCTCTTTTACAGCCTTCAAAAATGCTGCTTGTCTCTCTGCACCTGATGGTGATCTGAGTGCGCCTAGCAATACATCAGATACTACTGCTTGATTCTGAGGAGCAGAGAAGTCTCTAAATACATCACTAGCGAGAGCATACTCACCTGACTGACGCATTGTGTCATCAAGTTGTTTCTTGGACTCAAGTAACTGACTTAGTTTTAATTTACCCGCTGCGTCAGTTGCTCCCGATAATGCGTCAATCTGTTTAGACAATTCATTCTTGACTCGTTGTAATTCATTGATTGATCTACTACCAAAGTTAGGCATGAATGTGGATGTCTCACCAATAGGAGGCAATGCCCATTCAGGAGTGAAACCACTCACCACTGGAGTAGTGTCGGTTGGGGTTCCTCGAATCTCACCTTCAGGGATTGCTCTCCCTGCTACTCTTGCGTTAGTCTGAGCCTGTTGAAAACTAGCAGCACCTTTAGACACAGCAGGTGTTACTTCAGCACCTTGCAATATTGCCGATATCCTCTCAGTCAATGGGATTCTAGTTTCACCTGCCGCTCTGTACAAAGGTGATGTAACTTGAGATCGTAGTGCTTCAGCCTCAGACTGACCCATTCGACCAGTTTCAGGGTTGAAATATTGGCGACCCCTATAGGCTAGTTCTTCCAGTGGGTTTGCTCTTGCTGCCTCATTTGCAATATCTCGTTCTGCAAATGACTGTGGTTGTCTGGATCGTGCTCCTTCTTCTAATGCCTTCAGACCAGTTATCGGCTTTCCACTTGACACGGCTGCCATACCTGCTGTCGGGACTTCACCTGATACGATACCTCTAAGACCATTCAGTGCCTCTATGACAGCACCTTTGTTATTTGGGAATACTTGGTTCAAGTAATTCACAACCTGACCTTCAGCACCCGCTTTGAGTGCCATTGCCATATCGAAAGTCTTACTACCCAATACCTCCAATGGTCTTAGAGCACCACCGAATGCTGCACCTGCTACAGCACCTTGTATTGGTTCTCCAGATAATGTACCAACTGCACCACCTGCTGCTCCACCTCCAATCACATTCTGTGCAAATCGACCCATTGATGCTACTTTAGGGATTGCTGTTGCTGCTTGAAATGCCTTACCACCAACAGCAGCAGCAACTGGATCAAGAACTCTACCTAACGTTCTCCATCCAGATTCAGTTGCCACATTCTGCAATCGAGGAGCATTGCGTAACAATCCCCCCATCTCAGAAGCACCTGCTGCCACATCAACAACACCTTGAGGTAACGATGGCAATTTCGCTAGTTGGTTCTCAATCCATGTAGGTTCTTGAACATTCTCAAACCTTGGTGCTGTTGTAAGTTGAGCAGAAGCATCATCGAACTCAAGCCGTCGCCCCTGTAGAGCAGGGACATCATCGAACTCAAGAGTAGTTGCCATTATCGTGCCGTCCCTGTTCTACCATCAGGAAGTTTGAATTTTGTCCCTGCTGGTAATGAAAGTGCCATCTTTTCACTACTGACATTAACAATCATTGGTGGTGCTGCCGATGCTTGTTCAGTTTGACTAGGCCATGCCTCACCATACTTGGCGGCAGCTTCTTGTCGTTTTCCTTGCAACTCCGAAATGTAATTCTCTGAGTCTGATTTGATCCTAACGAGTTCCTTCTTGAATTCTTTTTCGGATAAAGTTGGATCAATATTTCCGATCATTCTGGCAAACTTACTCCATTCGCGTTCAGTTACTGACCCCGGAGCTACACCAGATGCTCTCAAGTCTTGAAGTCCCTTGGTTTGTAAATATTCCTGAAGGTCTGTGATTTTTGATTTGGCATTCGCTTTAGAACTTACGTCCCATAATGCAGTCCAGACAGGAGTTGAGGCATCCCACACACCGACAGCCTGATTCAATCCGGGTTCATTCTGCAATCCAGCGATCCTATCAATTACCCCGCGTGTCTGTTTCTCAAGACCTCCTAATTGAGCCGACTCCTTAGTTGCAAGGTTCTGATTTTTTAGAAGTGTCTTTTCCTCAATCTGTCGTGCATTCTGAATACGATTGTATTCAGGAGTACCCGGAGTAGCAGCACGCCTAGCCAACGATTCATCTCTAGCTATCAGTTTTGCTGCTTCCTCTTTACCAACCTGTTCTGCTGTCTTAGGTTGTCCTTTGAATCCTCTAGTATATTCAATATCTGCTCTCGCCTTCTCAAGTGCCAAGTTCTCTTTCATTCTTGCACGTTCAGCAGTTGTATCTCGACCTAGATCGACGATCTGACCAGACCCTTGAATTACTACTCGTGTGGGATCACCCTTCATGTAATACCCCCTACCGTAAGGGGTATCTACAGCATTCTGAGTCATATCAATCTGTGGTCCTTGCGGAATAGACGACCCTAGATTAGTTACAGCACCTGTAGTATTGTTACGAATGGTATTGACTGCTGCTTGCTCGACTCTACCCGCTGGAGCGTATCCCGCGTCATACTGAGGTGCTTGCTGAATAGGCTGCGTAGGTTGGGGTTGTCTGAAGAACTGTCCTAATGTTTGTTGTGAGGACGCTGGAGTGTTCATGTCTGGAACACCCAAACCTCGCCCTTCGTTACCGTAGTTCGAGTTACTATCCATCATCTGTTGAGCAATGGCTACATTCTCATAAGATGGGTCAGAGAGCAAATCACTAATCAGTTTTCGTTTATCTGCTACAGCAAGAGATGCCATGATTAACCCCACGCGTTTTGTAATTGACCCAGTTGATTCTGGGTGATCTTACGAGGACTCATCTGATACCAGTTACCAGCGGTTTTCTGAGCGTTCCAGTAATCACCAGCTTGCTGAGATGCTGCATCAAGAGCCAATCGACCCGCAGCAACACGATCAGTACTACCTTGAGAAGTTAGATCACCTAGAGTCTTCATGCGACCAGTCTCAGCACCGTACGCACTGGTATCAGCATTCTGACCACCGATGGCATTCTGTTGCTGACCAAGAATATATTGTTGCTGCTGACCTGTCAGCTTACCAAGTCGATCTGCTTCAGACCCATACTGCTGACTTGCCATACCTTGACCATACTTGGTTAGTTCAGCAAGAGTGTTACCTGAGTTGAGCATCCCTTTAGCAGCAGCACTGCGCTCAAGCCCTTGCTGACCCTGCTGGAGAGCAAACTTGTATGCACCTGTATTAGCAATAGCATCGGGGTTATCAAGCAATGCGCGGAGTTTAGCTTCATACGGATTCGACGTATCAACATTGATCTGTTGTGCTCTACGAATCGGAGCAGCACCAGATACCAACCCGCTTAGAGTATTCTGGAACTGAGTGCTTGAAGCATCCGGTTGCAAGAATGGTGCAACAACCTGAGAATAATTCTGACCGGGGTTATACGATGACCCTTGTGCCCTCGCCCTCAACTCACCAGATACCTGAGAGTCAAGTTGTGCGTTCTGTTCTCTTTGAGCAGCATATGGATCTAATTGACCATACTGTTGCTGCTGCCACGTTCCGGGTGTGAGCCATCCAGCCATGATTACTTACCTCCTTCTATTTCTAACTCTAATGCTGACAGTTGCAGCGATGTATTGGCGATATGACGTATGTCAAAGCTACGTCTGCGGAAGTTCCCACACCGACGAATGACTGATCTAGTTACAGATAGATCAGCGTCACGGTATGCTGAATTTGTTGTGTAGTCATCATCAGACCAACGAATCATGGCAGTGGAATCCACTTTGTTGCCAATAATCTCGCACTTTCCGACACGTTTGTAATCTGTCGTGTCACCGTCGAGTTTTCCGGTACGAATCAGTACATTGATCGGTAGCGTAGCATCATAGTACGCTTCTTCTGTCAATTCGTAAAGGTGTCCGTTAGATTCATGTAATACGAGGTCACGACCTGAACAGTAAACATACTTGGTGTATTTGAAATAGGTTTCTGTGTAACCTGTTGCTGTAATCGTACCTGTCGCTGGAGTGGTTGGGGAATTGGCAACTTCGATGGTGAAAATCGTTGATGAGACATATTTGACCTGAAATATTCCGTTGTATCCCGATTGATCTGCACCGGCAATCTTTACTGGATCACCATCTGAAAGTCCATGTCCCGAATCTGTAGTAACTGTTGCAGTAGTTCCTGATCTAGTGATACTTGAGACATTCACAGATGAACCATTCAGCGTTAGACTGGACCATTGTGACCATGACTTACTGGTAACGTCATATACGATGGTAATGTTACTTGTCACCAGTGTGAGTACATAGAACGTATGACCCGAAATCTTCACTCCGAATGAATGGACAGTTGCTAGATCGTCTGCATTCAGGATTCGTTCGATATTAGGATCACTAATCAATGTCTGATTAGTCCCTACCATCATATGTACTGATCTACCCTTCTGACGGGTCTGACTTACCCAGAACAACATACTGTCGAGATTTGTCACAGAGTTACCATTAGCGCACCCAATCAGTGTAAATCCGTTCTGAACAGGTGATAACGGAGAACCTACTGCATTGGCAGCATCGTAGAAGAACTCTGTACTCCAGTCCTTGAATGCGATGATGTAGTTGGCAGACTTTGCAATAGCCTTACCATCTCCCGGTTCCATCTGTGCTGAGATGAAGTCAAGAGCATTCCACGATGTACCATCACCCAATGCTGAGTTGTAGATCACAGCATCTGTAGTCATCACAAAGAAGTACCCATCGAGGAATACAACCCCCGGTACAGTATCTTTACCACCTGTAGCAGTGATTGTCCCTGTAGGTGGTGTCACTGGACCATTAGCTGCGAGGATCGTACCTGTAGCGGGACTAGCTGGTGTCCCAGTAACCGTGTAGGTGTAAGTATCCAACCCTGTCACTGTGATGATGAAGTCACCGTTGTATTCTGGTTGAACAGCACCTGAAATGGTTATTAAATTACCGTTGGAGTATCCGTGTGCCGTCTGTGTAACTGTTGCTGTAGAGAGGGATCGGGTAATGCTTGTAACAGCACTAGTAGTCAGTGTCAGCGAGTACGTGAAAGTGGTTCCGTTGGTCACAGTTACTTCAAACGCACCGTTGTAAGTTGTCGGGTTAGCCCCTGCAATGGTCACTGTTTGACCTGTGGATAAAGCGTTCGTTGTCGTTGTAACTACAGTAACAACAGACCCGACGCGAGACAGACTCGTTACTGCATAGGTGTGATGACCGGGGTAGTCCGTGTCAGTGATGAGAACGAGAGGCATCTGTTACTCCGTGTAAATCCAACCCTGTTGAGAATTCTTTAGAAGTAACTGTTGGTTACTTTGAGATGCTCCAGTGTTTGATGAGAAGAAGTCTAAATCAGGTGTTATGGCAGAGGGTGTGCCTACTTGAGTAGGTGTAACTGTCGCTGAAACACCTGTAAGTCGATATATTTCAACATCATACCCCGTACCTGCATATAGATCAGTGTCAGATGCCCACAACTGAGCATTCCTACCACCAGTGGCGTATTGACCCGGAACCGGAAGAACATCAGAAATGAATAAACTGAAATTGATACCGTCTGTAGATGAATATACGTTGTTTCCGGGTGTTGCTCCATACTGACCGAATCCTAAATATACAGTATTCCCTAATAAGCACACACTCACATCATCAAACGACTCTGGTACGTTTATGGGTAGTTCTGCCGACCATGTGACCCCATCAGTAGATGTACTGTATTCAACGATACCTGTACCTCCTGTGAGATACGAAAACCATGTGTTTCCGAGTTTGAATGTTGATGCTCCTATGGGTGGTGATGGAACCTCACCCACAAGACTAAATGTAACCCCATCAACAGATGTGTATTTATGCTCAGTGCCTGTTGAGTCACTCCTAGACAAATACACTTGATACACACCGTCTGTCCATACAACACTAGACATAGCATCAATTGTCGCGCCTTCCAAATCCAAGGTGCATGTACCATTAGACGGTGTGACACCATCTGTTGTGAAGTAGTACAGAGAGTCACCATCTGTGTAGAACACTCTGACATCTGTGTCACTATGACATACAGCACCTGTTCCTGTGCCTGAATAGGATACAAAATCGTCAGTATATTCATTCACAGTCAGTGATTGAGTATCTACAACGTAATAGAAATCTGTACTACTGCTCATACACACAAATATTCGCTTGTTACCAACTGGACAACCATATGTCTCAATTATCGGCATGGAGGTTGTAGTCGATACCAATGTGCTATTACCTGAATAAATAACAGCATCGAATAACAAGTTATTCACAATGACTCGTAACTGATTATTCCAACACTTCAGTAACTGAGCAACACCTGCTGTAATCAACCCAAGATCAAGTGATCCGGGACGTTTCTTTACCTCACCTTGTTGTCCCGCGATCTCATTGAAAGCGTTAAGTAACTTGGCATCTTTGGTTGCCCCACCATCTCTAGATGATAACTGTTGAGTTAATGGAATTCTCATGCAATATAACCACCAGAGAAGATGTTAGACCGCTGACCACTGACCAATCGTCCTAGTTCAGTGTATGCCAGCATGGGACGATTATTAACCCTCTGGAGTGCCGCCTTGGACTCCCCAGCGATCTGCTGAACCGTTGCAGGTACGGGAAGTTGAAACTCAGCAGACAACTCAACAGCAAGGTTGTATGTCAATGCTCGCTCATAACCTTGAGGAAGGGAGATGGCAGTACTGGTTGATGCCAGACTAACTACAGATGTCCATGTGACGATATGGAGCGAGTATGCTGTATTAGGTACAGGCCACAGTTGAAGCGTACCTGTAGGGAGCGTAGGCTCGTAGTAAGCATAGATCGGGATGTCACTATCTGATGTCTTATCTGGTATTGAGAGCCACTTATCCTTATCAACCATCTCAATAGGATAGTCAATATTTGATGCTCTCAGGTAACAGTTCTCGATCTTGTCGGGTCTTGGAGTTATTGCGAAGTTACCCGCTGGACCAACGGTATAGGAACTATCACCATTCGATAAGGTGAATTCTGTATCAACATATGAGTAGACTGTTAGTTTCTCCGTCTGCCATGATTCGATCATGGCATTCAGAGCAATCAACGCATCGTTAGATTCAGCAGTTGTTGGAGATTCACCCGACGCTATAGCACCAAGCAATCTAAGTGATCGGTCTATGATCGTCTGGGCAGTAGCCATTACACTTCTCCGATAGATTCTCTACGAGGGCGACCAGCGCGACGAGTAATAGGCTGTTCTTGGATTGTAACTACTTCAGCGGGTTTTGCAACCCCTCGCTTCGCGTCCAACATCTTCTGACGGATAGGCTCACCATCAACCCACCCGGAGGCTTTAGCGACATCCAACTCATCTTCCTCAAAGTTGTGGAAACCGCCATCAATGGCGTTAAACATGAGTTTCAACATTTTGATCCTCTCAATGTAAGAACGGGGAGAGGTTTAACGCCCCTCCCCACTTGATCAATCAAACAACATTAGACTGTGGTGGTAACACCAAGATTGTTCAATGCAAGACGAAGAGCCGTAATTGCAGTGATCGATGTCGCCAAGTCAGTGGGAACAGCACAACCCGTTTGTTGAACTACCGGAGTCGCACCGAAAAAACCAACCTTTTCAGTAGCGGATTTACCGATTTGAGCACCATCGGG